GAGATGTCTTAGGGTCTCGTGGGCTCGGAGATGTGTATAAGAGACAGTTCTTACATTGTGCAATATTTAACATTTAAACACAAAAGGCTGCCGAAAGAATGACAAAATAAATTCAAAATAAATCAAAAGCCATATCTGAGCGGTAGAAAATAGGTATATATATTGCGAATATATATTAATAATTCTACCCAAGCTAATGCTATGCTTGAGATATTGAAATATTTGTAGAAAATAGATTAAAAGTTTGAAATCACTCAAGGTGTAGACTTATGTTATGAATGGTAGACCATTATATAACTATAATGTAAGGGCTGATCTTGGTGTAGGTCAGCCCTTATGCTTAAAACCATTCCGCATCCGGATGCACTTCAACGGACAGATGGTTCATTATTCTGATGATTAATTTTCGTATCATAAATATATGTTTTGAGTGTTACTGATAACTTTCCGGGTTACTCTATAAACACTCCTAATTATATTCTGATGGATATTTTGTACTATCTGTGTAGTCAACTACCATTTTGTCAAATGCGGTAGAAGGATAACTATATAGTTTAAACATTTCAGCTATAAATTTTCCATGATACATTGCACCAGCCGTTATGAAGGATTTTCCTGCGCTGTCCTGACTACCATAAGGATGATAATCATCATTTATATAACGCCGAGGATGTTCTCCTGAAGATACAGCCATATCCCATAACATGGGAGTGTTGGCACAGTGACTGACATCAATCAAGGGAATAGACAGCCTATTGGCCATCCATTTCATTTCATTATGGCATTTTTCCTGATCCTTCCAATTTATAGGTGATTGAAGCGATGTACATATCATAAACTTACAATTCGGGAATAATGTTCCTGTACGTTGTATAATATACCTAATCGCTCCGGCTATCTTAAAAACAGGGACCTGTTCAATCGGGACCATTATATTGTCAACAGAAATAAATTTTTCTTCCATAAAGTCATCATAATCAAGATGTGATGGATTTAAATCAGGCGATGATATATCAGCATCAGTTACAAAACTCCGGTTGCTCCATCCATTAGGATTGGATCTACTTTTTTTAAAGTCATTGGTACAGCCAACAATCAAGAGATAATCAGGTTCTTGTAAGTCTCCTGTTCCGTGTGCTGTTATCATTTGTTCCAGTCTCGCAATATATGATTGCATAGGTTTTTGCACAACTCCTTCTGTTATAACCGAAGAAGCATCTGTCAATGTATACCCACCTGCAGCATAATTAGCTATATATTCAGGCTTAATTTCATTTACAAAATATTTCACCCATGCGCCAGACTGATTGGAACCTCCTTGATGCTTGAAGGTATTAAGAGAACCGCCGAAACCAGTGGAAGAGGTACTGTCACCTAATATCCATATCTTTAATCCGGTAGTATTCTTTTGCATATTATTTATATCAGCACCGGTCAATTCACCCTTATTAACTCTGGAAAACCCCTCTCCCCGAACAGCTTCCATCACTTGATTTTTTTCGCATATTACAGGTATTATATAAGACCGGTCAACAGCACTTGTATATTTCCCGACCATTGCCATGGCATAGACCTCATCTTCTTGCACTTTGAATTCATATAATCCTTTCAGACCAAAAGTGGCACTACCATTTAACCATGTCAAGTCAGATGCTTTTAACGCACGTTTCAGTTGTTTATTTTTATCAAGCAGCACCACTAAAACCCCGGAAGTGCCCGAACTTAAAGTTCCACCAGAATCCTTCTGCATAACATAATAATTCTTACCCTCCTCTACCGGTATATATAACGCACTCCATGCTGTGCCTCGTGGACCACTATTGGAAATACTCAAGTGGGTGTCCTCAACTGTAAAAACTGCGTCAAAAATCATTCTGTCAGCAACCAGATTGGATGTTTTGGGAGAAAACTCCAATTCGCATGGTGAATCCATCAGATAGATTTCATTTTCCCCCCTCAACTTCACCATGCCGGAAGGTTGAACCAGCTTATATGAATAAGTCTTTATAGTTGTCTTTTCAGACATATTATTTTGCCTACCGACAGACCAAGGCAATTTATTGCCTGAAATGTCAAAAACTTCGACTCCATTATTCCAACCCGTTTGCGCAGGGGAAAAATAGATATCTAAATTTTCATCATAAACCTCACGTGCTAATATATATTCTATATCTCCGTTATCTTTTACATCCTTATCCAAATAGATCTGTCGTTGTGTGTCTGTGCTGTCTTGAACCCAAGCACGAACATCCGACTGATTACTATCATCAACAAGGGACAAATGCTGATATTCCCCATCATAAGGATGAATATATTTTATGCGCTTGACCGGATTGGATATGATATCCCCACTTGTCGGAACAGTCAGGTAATTGACTGCATAATGGTTGTTAGCGATATCAATACCAAAAAAACTAATATTATATTCTCCATTTTCGTAAAGTCCGGGTATCTCTATAAATGATTCATCATTATAACTATCAGCAACATCCATCTTCATGGTAATCTCCTTATCCAGAGATGCCGCATCCGCTGTGAACGACATATATGCAGCATTGTCAGGAATTTGAATACTACTTGAAGATGACTGACTTTTTATAAATTCCATTTGTATATCATAAAAAGTAATAACAAAATTAGAATTTGTTTTTAAAAGAAAAGGAATATTTATTTCCTTGACATGTTCTATGTGAAGAAACATTGTACAGATCCCATTGATTTTCGATATGCCATTATTATCCTTATACAGATATCGACAATAAGGAATAAGCGTTCCCCTTAATCGGTATGTTGTCAAATTTTCAATATCAGACGATGACAATAGGACGCGATAGTTGGAATCTGATTTTTTATCAGTATCTGTATAATCTCCAGATATCTTCTGTTCGACAACAAAGCCTCTCTCCGGATCATTATACACCATGATCATCCCATTGAACCATGGTCCTTTATAACTCAAACGGGTATTATAACGGTCTGTTGTCCATTCCAGATACGCTACCGTATTTGTCAGGTACAACCGATTCCTATAAAGTCCCCAATTCTCAACTGATGTCATCTGATATACCTCAATCTCACCTGATATATTGGTAAATGTCACAATCATCCCCTTTACGCGCAATTTGGTTGGTATGGAGTCTTTGGCTGTTGAATATGTATGGAATTCACCATTCGGTAAAGGTGCTTCAATGTCCGCATTCCACCATCCGGAACTGGATTCTGAATCATAACAAGGTTCCCATCCTCCCCATTTTGACTCAGAAGATATATAGGATCTACGTAGGATATTAACCGTGTTGCTATATTGTTCAAGCCCACCGCTACTATTGGCGTTATATCCTCCTATAAGACACTGACCATAATAATTATTTCTCGACTTCGTAACTATTAACAGACCATTTCTTCCACTACTTTTCGTGTAATATAATCCAACATTATCATCTGTGTTCAATGTGTCCAAAACGTTTAAACCGGCTCCAATGTCAATCACACCTTTAATCGCCGTTGTATTTTTTTCTAACTCGGAAAGTTCTTCTGTCAGGCTCTTGCGGCTGTTCGGATTGACCACCGCATCGGTTGTGGTAGCCGGGAATATGGTTTGGCCACCCTTGGTCAGCTTATATATTTTTGCCATAATAAATCTCCTATATTTTTAGATTAGTAACTGTTTCTTCTTCCTCTTCCGGTGGCAAAGGAGGTACAAAATCACTCAGCACATCTTCATACTCATTATCCGACAATGGGAACGCCTGAATTGTATTATATGCGGCATAATCGGGATAAGATGTTATTTCCACCGTGCTTTCATCGGTTTTCCCGGTAGTCAGTACGATTCCTGTATCTTCAACGGAAACAAGGTTGCAGATGCCATCCTTAAAGTCGGAATCGGATATGAAGTATTCACGTTTTACCTTCAGCATACCGGGAGAAAAACAGGGATTGTCGAAAGCGACAAGCAGGTTGCCGTCTTCCATGCGGCTGCAACCGACATACTCATGCCCGTCAAAGGAGGCTATGAACTTTCCCTTGAATGGATTGAAGTAAGTGAACCGGAAGGGAGTATTCACATCCCCGTTCAAGTTCTTCTCTATGATCTTAAAATCGGACTGATAATTGATTCTCATAACTATAATATTGATGTTACATCGTCTATCTCCTCGGCTGTCAGGTAGCTGGATAAGTCAACACTTCCGCCACCTCCTGTCGTGCCTGTAGGACTCCATTTTCCCTTTGTTTTGCATTCATATATAGGACCCGGTATGGTGTCACCCACAACAGCCCAGTCACCTACAACAGGAGATGGAACAGCCGCTTTCAGCGAATCAAGAGTAGAGAACAACCCCTTGTTGCGGATGCCGTTCTGCTTGACCTTCTCCACTTCGGCGGACGTCTTGCTAAAGTTGTTGTTAAGACGGTCTGCCGCCTCACTCCAAGTTCCCGTTTTGTTAATAGTATTCAGTTCCATATCACTTCTTTACTTTTAAAGTCCCGTTTGTCACGACTCCTTCTACTGTCTCATATTCCACATATACCTGACCTGACGAAACATCATCTTTCCCCGGCCAATTACTGCAATCAATATTGGCCACATGCTTATACACACCCACTCCATTATATACCGGTTTCATTCCGACTAACAGCGTTTCGCCTTTAGAACCATAGAAGGATACGTTATTGGGATTAAGAATGATATCCGTATTTTCCACATGATTCTGTATTCTGATACGTTCCGGATATACAGTCGTTTCTAGTATCAATTGGTCCCCTGCATATTTCCGCAAAATCAAATCACCATATTCCCATCCGTCCGATGATGTGTCGAACCTTAATATCAAGGTGGCATGTCCTTCAGTCGTGTACATTTCAAGAGTATTTTTATCCGGATCAATGACAATGCGTTTCCCGTCAACAGATGTTTCTACTTTTCCGCGGAAAAATCCGCCCAAGGCTTCAACCACACCGCGGAACTTACCACCCAAGGCATAAATATAGCCACGAAGGAACGTATCGCCACCATGAGTGGCAACGAAGTTCGCCATGTTCGCCCATTCCGCATCTGTGGGCTGGTAATTAGGATCATTACGGAACCTCATTACAGTCAGAATCGCCTGTTCAAGTTTTCCTCCTGCCCAAAATGCCACATCATCATCGTCATTGTATATGCCGCTAACTCCGGCTGTGACCTTCTGTAACTTGCCATTCTTGTAATTACCCAGTTGGATCATATTGGCAAGAATCAGACCACCAAGGATATCCACAGATCCATCCTTAATCGCGCTGGCGATATAATTGATTGACTGAAAACCGGCTGTTGCCTTGTCGTTATCCAAAATGGACGGTTTCCAGTCTGTGGCAATGGTCCCTCTTTCTAGCTGAAGATCACAAACGGTTGCGGTACCGCTAAGCATGAAAATACCTGTACCGTTAAATGCGAACTTGAAAGTGTATCTTTGATAATCGGACGCAAGAGGCTGAGTTGTGCTGAAATCACCACACGAAACAGCCACAGACGTACCTTTAGCCTTAAAGGATATAACATAATTTTCATTTTTAATCAAGGACACGGATTGGGACAAACTACCGATTGATGCAGAATACCCAGAGCCGGCAGCACTATCTGCGGATACGGTAGCCACACCCGTCCAATACTTTAATTGCTTGCTGAAAAGTTCGGTGTCCGTCAACAATTGAGTATCAGAGGACAATGTTTCACTTTCATAATCTCCGGTAAACCCGGAGTTACGCAACAGATTGACCGAGCCGACAGCCGCATTGTCTATCGCATCCTGAGCCTTTTGGGCCAAATCGGCAGCCGCCTGTATCTCATCCGGCAAGCCTTCCATATTCTTCCATCCGGTAGATCCCTGCTCGATATGAAACATACCCTTGATATCCACACCGCCTTTCTGGCTATATCGAATATAGGAACTCTCATCCTTGGCACCGATATAGGCGTCACCATACACATTGATATAGGCGTGTCCGGTAGACTTGTCAAAGCCCAGCCCGATGACTTCTTTCCCGGCAAGAGAGAAAGAGTTGATACCTTGATAGAAAATAATGGAAGGCGAAGTTTCATTAACAGACGAAAGGATTATAGCTGCCTGACGGGTGATATCCGTCAAATGCCCAAGCCCGATGATATCATCACCGGCAGCCGGAACATCACTGTCCTTGTCAGCATTGGTTTTGCTCAAGTCAATATAGTCAGATCCTACACCTGTCACCTCACGCCAATAGTAGCGGTTGGATACATTGTGGGATGTCCCTTCTTTAATGTTAAATTCTTGGGCTAATGCTAATGTACCGACTGTAAATTCGTTATTGATTGTCACTCCATCGACTTCCGACAAAAAGAAACAGCGGTAGCTCTCATCAAGTTCCTCCACCCTGACACACTTCATTCCGGCCGGAGATATGATCTGTTCACCACCAACATGCGTCTTCTTCTTGACCTCAAGCTCGTCAAAGACAGCCTTAATTTTTACATAAAGCCGGTCAACAACGGCTTGAGAGGTACCATCTTCCAATACAGTAATTCCACTACCATTCTTACCTATAAGTAAACCCTTCAAAAAAATGATCAGCTCATTGGCGGCGTCAGGATTTCTTTTGCTGATAAATTCATTACGTGATCTCAGGGAGGAGAAGGCGGTATAGTCACTGGGGGATTCCGTATCTCCCATTTTCAGAAGTCGAATAAACGTCTGCGCCATCTCCTGTGCCAGCGTGTATTCCAGATTGTTCAGCGTCGAGTCCACGGATGACTTCCATGAGGTGCTGACCGCCGACGAGCAGTCAATGGAAGCCTCGGAAAGATTGCCCAGTTTCCTCTCTATCCTTGTGATGCGGGTGTCAATATATCCGTGCTCAAAATACTGCGCATCCTCCAGTCTCACCCTTTGCCCGAGCGATAACGGCACACTGTTTTTATCCACATGGATGTAATCCGTGTCGCCGGAATAGATGGATATGTCCTTGCTGTATTCTGTCAGGAAGCTGTCAACCGCCTGCTTGTACTGTTCTTCCGCTATCGGGTAATACTCATCCGGCATGCGGATGTTCGTCAGGATATACGTGTCACCGACGTTCGGTATGATGTTGCCTCCCGGTATCTGGGTGTTCTCGTCCGGGTAGGTGTTGATGATCTCGAACTCCTGTGTGTCGTTATGCCAGTTGCACTCGAACTCCCTTCCGGAGAGGTCGCCGCTTTCGAAGGTGATGTGTATCACCTCGCCGCCGATCATGTATTCATCCGGATTGAAGGGGAGATCCTTGTCCTTGATATAATAGACGGTGTATTTCTTCCCGTCCTTATTTGTCTGCTCCTCGGACCTTACCGAGGATACCGTACCCAGACGGTGCGGGAATATATCCTCAAAGGCCGCTTCCTCGCGATGCTCCTTCAGGCCCAATTGAGTGTTCAGGTCGATATACTTGTCCCGTGACGGCAGTTGCAGATGGGTGTAGCCGTATTTTGACGGGTCAATATTTTTGGTTGAGCCTACGGGGATCAGCCGTGTGAACCATTTGACCGAATTGGAGTTCTCATTCTGGGTCAGCCCCGTCTTCAATCCCTTCATATAGCCGAGCGTAACCCGTTCGCCGTGTTCGCATTTCCCTATGTTCAGGTATTCCCCGTCCAGCCACCACTCGGTTTCCCAGGCACCGGCTATCTCGCCTGCCGCATCCCAGCAGAACAGGCCGTTGAAGTTGATGGTCTTCCGGTCGCCGGTGACGGCCTGGCCTGCACGCCACGTCACACCGTCGGTGTTGCGGTTCATGTTCGCCACCAGCTTTTCCAGCATTTCCATCGGCGTGCCGTCGTAGGCGAAGACGGACTCCAGGTCGTCCTCTCCCTGGTTCAGACGGCAGAACAACAGGTCCTGCATGTCGTGCTCGCGGCCGTAGAAGCTGATATTGTAGGTGTATTTCTGTGTGTCGGTCTTTTTGGGGCGGTACTCCTTCTTTATGGAGAACCGTTTTCCCGATATCTCCACATAGTCGCCGACCGACAGGACGAAGAACTCCCAGGTGGTGAAGTTCACCGTCACCACGAATTCCGCCCCCACCTCCTCGGTCCACCGGGACGATGAATCGGGACTGACCTTCTTCTTCAGAGTTCCCTGCCTGTTGTAGATATCAAGTTCCATTTACAATGTCTTTAAATCGTTTTTAATCACTGGTTGAAAAAGGTTTCGGCTCGCGCAGCGTGACCGTGAATCCGGCTACCTGCTGGCCGGTATTCCTGATTGTCGTGAACTGGCTGTACCGGGTATATTCCTTCAGGTAGACCTTCATCACCCGGCCTATCTCAGGAACCTCCAGCGTCAGCCATCCCGACTTCAGCAAGGCAAGCACGGCGTTGTAGTTCTCGAACCACCCGGTCCGTGTATCCGCAACCACCGCCATCTTCAGCGTAATGTCCCTCGCCTCGTAACGGGGAAGCAATGTTTCGGGCAGCTCCTCGCCGTCAAGTTCCCGGTAGCTGACGGATGTGTACTCCTTCATCTTCGGCGGCTTCATCAGCGAGTCGTAATTGGTATGGTCCCCCGCGTTCTCCTCGTACAGGAAACATCCCAGGGACGCCATGTCCGTCCCGTTTATCTTCAGCAGTCCTTCCTCCACTTCCATAGTCCTATGTTTTCAGTTTCACACCGCGCCGGAGTTCCGCGATGTTCTCGTTTATCGTTTCGAGGTGTCTGAGGTACTCCGAATTCCCCGCAATTTTGCCCAGGGATGTCGCCATCCCTTCGAGATGCCTCGTAAGGTTGTTGTCAATGCTGATGACATGGTCAAGGGTCGCGTTGCCGATCCCCTCCAGCCTTCCGGCCGTTTCCTCGGTCATGGAGGTGACGGTTCCGGCCCGGCCGGACTGGGAAGAGGAGGAGGATGTCCATCCGAAGATATCCTTCAGCGAGTCACGCTCCTCCAGGGCGTCCTTTACGATATCGTTCCATTCCTGCTGGAGGTCCTTGTATTCCCCGGTATCTATACCTCCTTCCTTGTTATAGTTGGCAAACTTGTCATACCATTCCTGAAGCCTCTTGTCGTAGACTTTCGACAGGCTTGTCTTGAGGATAGCCTTCTGCAGGTACTCGCTGAAGTCCTCCGAGAAGTCTTCCGCCCCGCTTTCCATATCAAGCAGTGTGTCATAGAAGGCGTCACGCATGCTGTCAAAAGACATCTGCGTGAGCTGTTCCTTTATCTGGGCCTGTATGTCACCCAGTTTTTCCGAACCTTCAATGATCTTGTCCAGGTAATTTCTGACATCATCATCCAGCTTGGCCCAGAATGTGGGAGCTTCCGACTTCAGTTTCTCCAGCTGCTCCACGGAGAGATCGAACAGCCCGGTCATACGTCCTTCCCCGATCCCGTACCTGTAGAAGTCTTCTCCCAGGGCCGCGCCGGCTGCCGCCCAGTCCTGAGAGGACATCCATTTGCGCTGCCGCACCCCGATAGAGTGCGATCCCGTGCTGGCTCCCGAATTCAGACGTTCCTTGCCCAGTATCCGGTAAGAGTCTATGGCGGTCCGCTGTAGGGCCAGTGCTTCCTCTCCGACCTTCTGCGCCTCGGCGCCGTAGCTGGTCTCTATATATTCCTTTTTCTTGTCGATCAGTTCATCCCATATCTCGTTCAGACGGTTGTACTGGTCCACCATCTCGTTATAGCCGGAATAGTCGGCTCCCTTGAAGATGCCTCCAAGCCCCTTGACACCGAACAGACGTCCGATGCTGTCCCACAATCCTCCTGCGGCGTGCATGACGGATTCGAGAATGTTGCCGACAAAACCCTCCAGCCCTTTCTGCCCGATCTGGTCAAGGATAGCCAGTATGGCCTCGATGATGCCGCCGATCGTGCTTCCGGATGCGGACAGCGTGTCCACCAGAGACCCGACCGCGCTTCCGAAGGATGACAGGCTCATGTCCGCCTCGCCCAGCGTGTTCATCGCATCGGCCACGGCGGTGATGTTTCTCACCGCCTTATCCTTCGAGGCTTCCAGGTTGTTCCCGGCATTGCGCTCCCCGGCTTCCGCCTTGTTCCTTTTCTTTCGAGCGGCCTCCGCTTCCGCGCTGTCCGCCCCGTATTGCCGCACGGCCTCGTCATAATCCCGTTGCGCGGCTGTCAGTTCATCAACCGCTTCGGAGTATTCCCGTATGGATTCGGTCAGATTGCCGAACAGACCTCCTTTCTCGATGACCTCGCTGTCGATCTTCCCGATGGCTTCCTCGATGACCTGCATCTGTTCCGGAGTGGCGCTTTTTTTGAATTCCGGGCTGTTGCGGAAGCTGACTATCTGCCGCTTCACCTTCTGCAGTTCCTTTTTCGCCACCTTGTCCAGATTGCCGAAGACGACATCCCAGTTGATGGTGTCCTTCAGTTCGTTGAAATCAAGTTCGGACAGCGCCTCGTCACGTTGTCGGGACAGCATCCTTTTGTCATTCCCGTTCAGACTCTCTTTCGAGGATTTAAGGGTATATTCCCGCATGATGGCCAGACGTTTCTGCTGGTATGTGCCGTATTCCTTGTTATAGTCAATCCAGGACTGCAGGTCCTTCTCCTGCCATTCCTTGTCGGCGGTATAGAATTCCTTCGCATATTGCTGGTAGGCGACAAGACGCTGCTGCGAGGCGTTGTCTTTCACGGCCTGCCTTTCCTCGGACGTGGACTTCACACCCCGTTTCTTTTCGGCCTCGTCCATTTTCTTGAGGGTGTCACGCTCCTCCTTGTCGATCTGCGCGAGCGACTCGTCAAGCTCCTGCCTTGCAAGGGCCTGGCGTTTCCTTACACCTTCCCGCATGACCGATATGCGTGCCGCCTCAAGTTTCTGCTGTGCCCTGATACGGGCGTCGGCAAGCTCGTCCTGATAATCCCGGGCCGATTTGCCCGTATCCTTGGTTTCCCTGCCGTCATCTTCCTTTATGCCTGCCGATTTAAGCCTCTCCTTCCATTCCTTTGTCCGCGCAAGGAACAGGTCCATATAGGATTTGGCCGTATCCTCCGCCGCCTTCTGTTCCTCTTCCAGGGCGGAGATATCATTTTCTCTGAGCTGTTCGGCCGTGGGAGCGTCCGCCTGACGGGTATAAGTGGCTGATCCGGACGCGGAAGAGAAGAAATTGGCCCTGAACCTGTCCCAGAAAGTCGGGCCCTTCTTCCGCCTTTCCTCTATCTCGTTCTGTTTTTTCAAGGCCTTCTCCGTCTGCTCCGTGGCCAGTTTGAACGCTGCGGCAGCTTCGGCCCTGAGAATCATCGCCCCGATGAATACGTCCGTATTGTCCACCAGCAGGTTCTCGGCGTCATTCACGTTGCCCACCTCAACACCGAGTTTCCCGAACTCCTTCTTGTTTTCGGTGATGAACTGTTTTTTATCGGACATGTTGTCTCCCAGTTCCTTCCATCTTTCGGACAAGGACCTGACGAGAGTGACCTGTTCCGCCACATCACTGCTGCTGTTCCTGAAGGATTCATTCACCTTTTCCTGGGCTTTCGCCGCGGACAGGGCGGCATCCTTCACGCCGAACAGGCTCTTCACCCATCCGCCGATCTCCTTCCCGTATACGACGGACAGGGTGATCAGGGCAGCCATCGCCGTCTGCCACGAGAACAGTGAGGAGAGCACCTGCTTCCACACCGGGGTGGCTTTCTTTCCGGCTTTGGTCAGTTCTTCATACTCCTGGCGGGCTGACGACAGGGCCTCGGTGAACATGGGAATGTTGTTGGAAATGGCGAGGAAGAACATCTGGGGACCCATTGCCAGCGAGGGGAGTTCCCGGGCGATCTGCTGCATGCTCATCCTCACATTATTGAGTTTCGGGGCGGGATCATCTCCCATGAGAGGGATGGATCCTGTCTTTTTCTTCTGCTCCTCCAACCCCTGCAGTTCCGTCTTCAGCTGTCTGATGACTCCCTGCAGCGCCTGGATGTCCGCCATCTGGGCGTCGGTATTCGTTCCTGCGGCCATGGCCTGCTTGAACCGTTCCTGCAGGGTCGCAAGCTCCTGCTCCAGTTGTGCGATGACAAGTTTGGCAAATTGGCTCATATTGCCCAGGTTGCCCTTCACCGAGCGCAATCCCTTCAGCGTCTTGTCGTCAAGCAGTATCTCCAGTCTTACAGGTTCCATTCCTATCCTCCGAGTTTTGTTTGAAAATATTCAGTGGTGAATTTGTCCGGCCTACGTTTGCGCTCCCTTTCCAGGAGCTCCTCCTTGGTCACGTACCGGCTGACATCCGTGTTCATCAGCATCAGCTCGGCGTAGCTGATCTTCCACAGGATGTGCCGTTTCGTACGGCCGAACCGCTCCATCGCCTGCGCGATGATTCCGAAAACGCTATGGGGGCCTTCCTGCCGGCCCGTTAACCCGTTTTCCTTTCCCGGCTTCCTATCGGCTCCAGCAGCCCCGCTGTCCTGGACGCCAATGGAATAGTATTGCAAAAAGGCTGTATGTCCATGCCCCTGAGCAGCTCGATGAGGGCGGCGGAGAGCATCGCCGGATGCACCCTCCATCTGAGGTACCATGCCACAGGGCCGGAGAACAGCATCCCCGAGAGCCATCCGGTGCATACGGCCAGCGCGACCATCCGGCTGACCGCCTTTCCCTTCTCCGCCACGAACCGCATCCTTTCCTCATAGTCCATCGCCCTGATATCCTCCGGGGTGACGCCGAGCTCCAGGTACCGCCTTGCTATGCGGATGACCGCCCCGGCGGGCGGACGGCGCATGACAAGGAAGGATTTCCCGGGGCGTTTTTTAAAGGGCCTGAGCGGCATCACCGGAATGCGGATGCCGATGTCAAGCAGCATGTCCGCCGCCTGGCATCGCGTGTCCCTGTCCTCCGTCATGACTGCGACGGAATTTCACCGGCGGGGGGCACCTGTCCGGGAGGGAACACTTTGTAGGGAGGTTTCTCCCCGGCCTCCTGTATCTCCAGTTCGCACTCGATGCCCAGCACGTTGCTGAAGTTGATCCCGTTAGCAAAATTGCAGGTGAGCACCCCGTTGTAGATCCGGATCGTGTGGCCGGTCACGGTTTCGATGTCAAACACGCCCTGCACATCCTTGTCCTCCGTCGGGGGCACGTAGATTCCGGTATCTTCCGTCGTTCCGCCCATCACCTGTATCATATTCTCCGCGGACAACTCGATGAGCGTGAACGTCCATGTCTTGGTGCCCGGTGTGGACTTGATCACCGCGAACGGCGCGTTGCGTTTCTGCGCCGCCCAGATGCGGGTCTTGGAAGGCGAGTCGCCTCCGGGCTGCAGCCCGTCCTCGGATATCAGCCCGAGAGCCCTCCCGTTATGTTTAAGAGTTTTCACGCCATAGATGGCGCCGGTATTCGTTTCTGGCATAATGATTCATGTTTTAATTGTTCTTTGATTTGTTTTTAAACCGCCGGAGCCCCCAGAAGAGAAGCAGGAGGACAAAACAGCACAACACCTTCGTCCTTGTCCGCTCCCAAAAAGAGGAAACCGGCTGTTTTTCCTCGGTTGTCTTCTCCTCTGACTCCAACCTCATATCCGAGGTCTCCCTTACGGTAATCTCCGGCCGGGCATGTGAGACGGCCGTGACGTTCACGCCGCCTTCCCCGTCCGATTCCACCCTCAGGTCCAGCCCCTCATGCTGCTCCGTCACGCCCATGCCGGCCGGAAGGCCGCCTATCGTCCGGAGGAGCCCGGGTTTCAGTGCCAGGCTCGTCAGAGTCGTCGGGGCCTTGCCGAAGATTATTTCCCCGGTTACGCTCCTCTGAAGAGAGCCCGAGCGGACGGCTGTTCGGCTCTCCCTGTTTGCTGCGCATCCAGACAACAGCAGGACAGCGCTCAGCATACTTGCACTGGTAGCATTTACGCAGTGCCTGTTCCAGAACGATAATTTTCTCATTGACTTTTCGTATTTGGTCGCTTAAATGTAAAGTCGTCTCGGAGAGGTCGTCATACAACTGCTTGTATGTGCCCTCGTTCTCCTTGACCGCACGGACCTTGACGAGCCTGCGGTCACGCCACCAGCCTATTGCCATGGCTATGCACCCCGTGGGGGCCAGCCACTGCTGGAGAAGTTCGAATACAGTGCCCCAGTCCATACGCATATCATTTTTCAGATCATGTCCCAGCCGGCCTCTATGTCCGCCATGACGGCAGGCACGCCGTTCTCCACCCGGCTCATCGCGGCGGCCAGACGGCACATCGTCCCCTTGTCATCCACATCCGGCTCGTAGGTGGTTGGAACCTGAAGCTCGCCGCATACGCTTGAAAGGTAGGCGCGGGTGTCGTTCTCCGTGGACGGGGCGTAACGCCCGATCATAAGGGAGAGGGTCTTCAAACCGTGTTTCTTCCGGTAGTTCCTCAAGGTGATGAGCATGGCACGGTAGCCGTATCCCATGTCGGTGAACTGGAAGAACTCCTTGTCCGTCTGCACCGGGCGGAGGCCCTTCCACCTGTCACCTGACAGGCGGAGGTTCCCCGGGTTATTGTTTCGTAGTCCTCTTGGTGTCATGGTCATACCTCGAGTTCTTCGGTTTCCGAATCCGTTCCTTCAGACGCGGCTTTCGCTTTCGCTGCCGCCACCGCTTCCCGTCTCACCTGGGCCCACCGTTTCTCGGCCGGAACCTCTTGGTCCTTTTTCTGGACAGTGGTACCGTTCCACGAATAGATGGCTCCGATCGCCTCCTGTTTCTTGGGAAGAACGATGTAGTAATGGCGGAAGTTGACCAGGCTTTCCTGGGTCTGCGGGCTGGTGGCCGCAGCCGAATAGTACATCTTGGTCGAGCCCTGCGCACGGAACATGCGGGGGACATAGAACACGAAGGATCCTTTCAGGTCGGTTTCACCCGGAGTCTGGTTGTACGGAACCTTGACTCCCTCCTTGGTGTAATACGGACAGTTGATGAACGTGTATATCTGGAAACCGTACATGTTCAGGAGTTTGCCGCTGGTATAATTGTAAAACTTGTCCTTGAACGACTGGTCCTGTTCGAGCAGGTCGTTCACATGGTCCGGACACAGCACGAGACGGCGCCCGTCTTCCGGTACCTCGGCATTGTCCAGGGCGCGTTTCAAGGCGATGATATCCTTCAAGGTCAGTTTCTTCCGTCCTGTGGCGTCCGCCTCCCCGCTGGTGGGGATCACCGGAGTCTTGCCTGTATGGCTGTATGGAGCCAGGGCGTGCGCCGCCTTCTTGTAACGGATACGGTCGATGGCATTCCTGTGACGCTCGACATCAAGCGAGAACTTGTCATAGGAGATGGCATAAAGCTGGTCATCCGTCACACGGGTGGCCTTTGTCTGGAACTTGTCCAGGCCGATGGGGATGTCATTCTCCTCCAGATTCTGTATGGGTATGGGATAGGTGGTGTTGTTCACCAGCACGTCCGGATCGGCACCCACGTCCACCAGGTGGATGATCTCGTTGTTCACTCTTGCGGAATAGTCCGGTATCCCGTCAAGGAACGACGCCGTCAGTCCCGCGCCGAGCTGTCTGACCAGCTCCCCCGTCCATACTTCGGTGTACACACCCTCCATGGCGGCACCGGCCGGCATGAATCCCTTAAGGAGCATCGGCACAACAATTCCCGAGGCCACACCGTATGCGGGGCTGATCCCTACCATTGACGCAAGGATGACCCCCATTATGACATTGAAGGCCGTTCCGGTCAAAAATTTCAGAATAAATTTCTTTTTCATGATTCGCTTTTAATTTTTAGTTAATTAAATTCAGGGCAATCCACTCCGAACTGCTTCTTGTACAGGCGTCTGTACTGCTGCGGGTCATCGGAACGCATCAGCTTGAGCTCCTCCTCCGGCACATCCGTCCATTTCTCGTAGCCTCCCGCATGTGCGGGCCCTCCGGATTTTCCGGCCAGTATGACGGAAGGGCGCAGGGCGGGGTTCATCGCCTCGAAGGTCAGTTTGAGGGACTCCGCACCGACCGATTTTCCCAGGGAGATGAAATGATCCTTCCTGTCGGCGCTGATCTTTCCCTCCCCGATGGCGGAATCCACAAGGGCGGTTATACCCGAGAGCCTGAGTCCGTCAAGCTCTTTCTCCAGCTTCTCCTTCTCGGCCTGCAGCACTCCGTTCGCTTTCTGGTACTCCAACAGGAGATTGATCTTTTTCTGCACGTCTGTCAGTGTCGCGGCATCCGTGAGGCCCAGCATCAGGGCGACTGCTTTCATTTCTTCATTGTTCATTTCAGGTGTAGTTTTTTGGTTATTGTTTTTTTTCAGGAGGGGAAGACTGTGCGAGCCGTCCCCCTTGCTGAGTTTCAACGGTTTCCCTTCATAAATCAGGCTGATATTGTCATCATTGCCCCCGATATCCACCATGCTGTACTCCACCAGTTTGGACCTGGTCACTGTGGGGCAGGTCTGCCCGGGTTTCAGAAGCGCCGGATCTTCGGAGAGTTCGAGTATGTCGAAATTGGGCGATCCCATGCGCAGCGTGCCTTTCTCCCATTGCTGCCTGGCCATCCTGCTCTCCTCCCGGACATCGTCAAACCAGGGTTCTCCGGTAATCTCGCCGTTCTCCCTTCTGATATCCTTCACCATTCCGATGACGCACCCTCTCTCGTGCATCCACAGCAATACCGGGTTCCGCTCGTACTGGGACAGGTCCACCCCGTCCGTCCTTACCCATGTTCCGTAACAGTTCAGCGTTTCGTTGCTTATTCTTATTCTTTTGCCCATTTCCGTCTGATTTTGCCGCAAACTTACATCCGGAGGGAAGGCGTTCAAAAAAAGTGTGCAACACTTTCATCATTGTGTGCAACGCCCGCGCATTTTCTTGACTCCGGGACGTTCCGCGGTGCATATTTGCAGAAAAAACAATTCATTATGGCAAGAACCGGACATAAGTCGAAAGATACCGCCAAGGCTTTGTACCTCAAGGGAATCCCGCAGGAAAGGATCATCGAGATGACGGGGATCGCCCGCCAGACGCTCAGCAGGTGGATCAGCCAGGAAGGATGGAGGGAGCTGAAGGCCTGTTACGGAATGACACGCGAGGAGGTCACGCAGAAGATCCTCTCCATCATCAATGATGCCATCGAGGACCCTGACGAGTATCTGAAAAAAAAGAAGATAGCCGACGACCTGGTCAAGCTGGCCGCCACCATCGAGAAGATGGACAGGAGCACCAATGTGGTGCATTATGTGGAGGCCTTCATCCGGTTCGAGGACTGGCTGATGGAACACCGGAAGGATTATCCGGAGCTCCCCGACAAGGTCGTGGCGATGCTCCACGGCCTGCATGATGATTTTCTAACCCCCTTTTTCACAAAGAAGCCATGACGGAACAGGAAAGGAAGGACGCGTACAAACGCTGGCTGCAGCAGAGCGAACGGCTGGCCAGGATCACATCGGAGGACCGTATGGAATCCCCCCAGGAGAGGAAACGCAACATCGCGCGGGCGCTCAGGGATTACGGCTATTTCTGCCAGCGTTACCTCAAACACTACTGCGAATGTCCCAATGCCGGGTTCCATAACGATGCGGCCCGGTATATGTACAATAACGACAACTGCCGCGCCGTGTTCAAATGGCCGCGCGGCCATGCCAAGAGCGTGCATCTGGATATCGGCATACCCCTGTGGCTGAAATTCAACGGCAAGCTGCATGTGATGGTGCTGGTCGGAAAAAGCGAGGACAATGCGGACGCCCTTCTGGGGGACCTGCAGATGGAACTGCAGTCCAACCGGTACATCATCGAGGATTTCGGCGAACAGTACAACGCCGGATGCTGGCAGGAAGGGGAGTTCGTGACAAAGGACCGGTGTGCCTTTTTCAGCCGGGGACGGGGACAGTCGCCGCGAGGCCTTCGTTTCCGGGAGATGCGTCCCGACTACATAGTGGTGGATGACCTTGACGATGACGAGATGTGCCGCAGCGAGGCCCGGGTGCGCGAGATGACCAAGTGGATCAAGGAGGCGCTCTTCGGATGTTTCGGGGGAAAGGGAGGACGGTTTGTCATGGTGGGCAACCTGATCGGAAAGAACAGCGTGCTGCAGAAGATCATTGACAGCAGGACCGTGCACACCAGCTCCGTCAACGCTTTCGACAGGGACGGGAACCCGTCATGGCCCGAGAGATACACGGCGGAATACCTCCACGGACTGGAGGAGTTCATGGGATACCGCTCCTTCCAGAAGGAATACATGAACAACCCCGTCACCGAAGGGGCGGTATTCCAGGAAAGATGGATAAGGTACAAGCCGATGCTCAGGCTGAAATACTACGAAAGCATCGTGGTATATGTCGACCCTTCGTGGAAGAGCGGCGGAAAGAACGACTACAAGGCGTGCAAGATGTGGGGGCGGCCCAAAAGGGGGATGAAAACGGCATCGCACAGGGAGCTGCACTGCATACGCGCGTTCTGCCGGCAGTGCGGCGTAGGCGAGATGGTACGCTGGCTCTATGACCTGTACGAATCCCTGCCGGAGGACTGCGCCGCCATCTTCTATATGGAGGCGAACTTCATGCAGGACACCATACTTGACGAGTTCCAGAGGGAGGGGGACATAAGGGGATACCAGCTTCCCATCATGCCGGACACGCGCAAGAAACCCGACAAGTTCGCACGGATCGAGGCCATATCACCCTTGTGGGAAAGAGGGCTCGTCTGGTACAACATCAGGCTGAAGGACGACGCCGACATGCGGACCTCCATTGACCAGACGCTCTCCTTCGAGCAGGGAAGCCGGGCGCATGACGACTCCCCGGACGCGGACGAGGGGGCGATATACAAGCTGCAGAAACAGGTGCGCCAGGATACCATGCCGCCCCGTATCGGAATGAGGCAGGCGCCCAAGGAAGGATGGTGACAATCAAACAAAACATACCATTATGTATATAACGGAACAGGACTATATCAATATCGGGGAGGAAGCCCTGAAGATCGTGCAGCAGAGCAAGGAGGAGAACCGCCTGCTTGCCGAAAGGTTCGCCATGGATTTTGCCGCCGGGTACTTGAGAGGACGGTACGACGTGGATGCCGCATTCTCCAGAGAGGGGGACGAAAGGAACATGGCGCTGGTGGGGTGCCTGACGGATATCGCGCTGTACAGGATGGCGCTGGGCCTGCCGGCCCGCATGAGCCTTGAGAAGTACAGCACGCAGTATGACAAACAGGTGGAATGGCTGGAGGCGGTGCAGGCCTCCGATGTGATGCTTGACCTCCCCACCGTCACCGGGCCCGACGGACAGGAAGACTACTACAACCCGATCCGCACAGGTGAGGGGATCAGGAACAACTATATCTGGTAATTATGGGAAAAGGAAGAGACAAGGGGGTGCGCATCGGCAATATGGACCTTGCGCGCCGGGCGGACCGGAAAAAGGTCCGAGACATCACGGTCAGCCTCCAGCTGCAGACGGAGAACCTCACGCGCAACGACCTGAGGTCATGGCGGTACGCATGGCAGCAGGCCATCAATGTGGAGCAGCCCAGGCGGAACCGGCTGTACAACATCTATACGGACGTGGATGTGGACGGGCACCTTGCCGGATGCGTGGAACAGCGTACCGGGTTCGTCATGAACAAGGGGTTCAGGATCGTCGACAGGTCAGGCGCCGAGAACGAGGATCTCAGGGAGCTGTTCGAAACGCCGTGGTTCAAGCAGTGGATGCGGCTCAGCCTTGAGAGCATATATTACGGGAACTCCCTCATCGAGCTGGGACCCGTCATCACCGTGGAGGACAAGCCGGTGTTCAGCAGCGTCAGCCTGATACCGCGCACCCATGTCGTGCCTGAACACGGGGTGATCATCACCAGCGAGAACGACACATGGCAGTCGGGGTATGACTACCGCAACGGACCCGTGTCATGGTGGGTGACGGAAGCCGGAGGCACGCATGACCTGGGGCTGTACCTCAAATGCGCCCTGCATACCATCCCGAAAAAGAACATGTCCAGCTTCTGGGACATGTTCGGGGAGATATTCGGCATCCCCTTACGTATCGGAACGACCACCAGCCGTGACCCCAAGGAATTCGACAGGCTGGAAAGGCTGCTCAGGAACATGGGGGCCGCGTCATACGGGCTGTTCCCGGAAGGGACGACCATCGACATCAAGGAATCCACACGGGGGGACGCGTACAATGTGTACGACAGGCGCATAGAACGCTGCAACAGCGAGATAAGCAAGGCGGTGCTCACGCAGACCATGACCGTGGACAACGGGGCGTCGCTCTCACAGTCCAAGGTTCACGAGAACATGCTGGACAACCTGATCAACAAGGATGCCGACATGATCAAGGACCTGGTGAACTGGCAGCTGATCCCCCGCATGGTAAAACACGGGTTTCCGGTCAAGGGGTACCGTTTTGACTGGGATGACAGCGTGACCTACACGCCCGAGCAGCAGGTGGCATACGAGACCATGGTGATGAACCACTACGAGGTGGACCCCAAATATATCGTAAACAAGTACCAGATTCCCGTAATAACAAGAAAGGACAGGAAGGAGCAGCTGGTAAAACCTTTTTTCGACTAGGCCCCGCCGACTATGCGGGGCTGCATGAGAGGGCCGCGCTGCTGTACGGAAACAGCACGCTGGCCCTGGAAAAAGACGACAACGACACACGGCAGGCCGACACCTCGCAGGTGGAGGAGGCCTTCCTGCCGCTCATGGCATGGCTGTACAGACAGAAGGGGTTCAGCCCGGAGATGCTGGAGGACGAGGAGGTCAGGGAATTCATCAAGAAGACCGCCGCGCTGCTTGACAATGCCGTGGACCTTTCCGTCAGGGAGGTGCCGCTGGACGAGGTGAGCGTGCAAAGGCTGAAGGAGTCCGACTATGTCTTCAGCGGAATAAAGACCTTCCACGAGCTGAACGAGGCGTTTCCCTCCCTGCTCGATGAAGACGGCGGATTAAAACCGTTTGAACGGTTTTTAAACGACGTTCAGACAATCAACGACACCTATAACGGGGCCTATCTGAAAACAGAGTGGAACTTTGCCAGGTCATCGGCGCTGATGGCCGCGAAATGGAAGGATTTCGAGAAGGACGGGGAGGATTACAACCTGCAGTACCGTACCGCCGGCGACGAGAGGGTCCGCAAGGGCCACCGTCCCCTGGACGGGATCACCCTTCCCCTCTCCAGCAGGTTCTGGGACTGGTATCTCCCGCCCAACGGGTTCGGATGCCGCTGCACGACAGAACAGGTCCGCAAAGGGAAGTATCCGGAAAGCGACGAGAGGGAGGCCATGAACCTCGGATCGCAGGCCACATCGGGAAAGTACCAGGAGATGATGCGATTCAATCCGGGGAAACGGATGACCACATTCCCGGCATATAACCCGTACACCCGCAAGGACTGTGCGGACTGCGACGGCAAGGGGGACGGGAATGAACTGTGCAGGGCCTGCCGGATCATCCGGAAACAGGCCGGGAAAGGAGGCGGCAATGGATGACAACGGTTCCAAAAAGACCATGAGGGAGCTGCGGGGACGGATAAACCGCTTCATCCGCCTTACGCTGAATGACATCAGGGTGGAGGCGAAGGAGGAGTTCGACATGAATTTCAAGCGCGAGGCCTTCTTCACCGAGAAATGGAAAAGGCGAAAGGGTGACACGGACGAAACCAGAGGCCTGCTCGTACAGTCCGGGACCCTCAGACGCAGCATACGCTCCCGGATAATGGAAGGAGGCAAGGGGGTGGAGATCACCTCGTCCGTGCCGTATGCGAAGATACACAACGAGGGGGGAAGCATCACCGTCACCCGCAGGATGAAAGGATATTTCTGGATAAAGTACAGGCAGGCCGTTGGACGTATAGCCCGGACAAAGGCCGGGAAGGCACGGAACGGCAGGAAAAACCGGCAGATATCCCGGGATGCGGAGTTCTACAAGGCCATGGCGCTGAAGAAGACAGGAAGCAGGATCATGATTCCCAGGCGTCAGTTCATCGGACGCCATCCGGATCTGGAGAAACTGCTGGATGAGATAGCCATGGAGAATTTGAAGAAAGTGTTCAACGATAACGATTAAAGTATGAGAAGTTTTTTCTATTTACAGCTCCAGGAACGCCTGGAACAGCTGCCGGACAGGCAAGGGGTGCCGGCAGTCAGGACCTATGACCTGTGGAACGAGCAGGTCGACTTCATCGAGGAGGAGGAGCCTTTCGACATGCCCGCCGTGTTCCTTGAGTTCATGCCGTATAAATGGACGACGCTCTCGGGTGCCGTACAGCAGGCGGCGGTTACAGTCAGGCTGCATGTCGTGACCCCCTGGAAAGGCTCGTCAAGGAAGGGAAGCCGATACCAGCAGCAGTCCCTGGAACGTTTCAGCCTGCTGGAGGAGATCAGCGCCTGCCTGCATGATTTCAAGGGGGACAACGGGAAGGTCTGCTTTGACATGTTCCGGCGTACAGCCAGCGATACAAACCATAATCATGCGGAGGTGGTGGAGGATGTGGAGGAATACACGTTCAGGGTGGTTGAGAGACTTTAGAAAAGTGTCATCTGCATCTCGCGCTGCCGGGCGATGACACGGTCGTCCGCGCTGGCCTTGATCATATTGTAGAAGGTACGTTCGCATATCCGGTATTTGGGCCAGATGTAACGGCGGAATATCTCACGGTTCGAAAGGCCGCTGCGGCTGTGCTCGTCATAAATGCGCACGACATCCGTAACACGGAACACATAACTTCTTCCCGGAGTGTTTATCCTGGATTTCCTCATACCCTGAAACATTTGAACAATTTGAAAAAACTTTTACCTGTATGACAAAGGTAGTGATTATGAAATAAATATGCAACAAAGGGAGGGTTAATAATAAAAAAGCCCTCAACGCTCGTTTTCCGATCCCCATCAAGAAAACATAGAAGCACACGCACTCCAAACGCTGAGGGCTAAAATCCTTAGACTTGAAATGCGTGTGCTTTTTCTTTGATGGGGTGCACAAAAGTAATAATAAAAATTGAATAATCATGTGCAAGAGCGAAATTTTCTTCAACCTGCTCGTCCTGACCGAGCGTGAAACGGAAGTGCCGAGGGAACGTATACTGGGTGACTTCAGGGACATGGAGTCCACGGACGCCAGATATGTGCTTGTCAGGCTGCTCTCGGAAGCCGGCCTGTATCCCGACCAGATAGCGGGGATGACCAACCGCACGGCGCGGGGAGTACGGCGCCTGCTGGCGCGGAACATCACCTCGCCGATGATCGGAATATATCTGGAACAAATAAGGAAACACATCAGAACAGGACGCTCGACGGAGCGCGTGTAGTTGAGTATGTTTGCACCACGGTCGGATTAGTGACCGGATACAAAATACAAATACAACTATGAGTGAATCAAGAACTTTTGTGTTCCCCGAGAACGGGAACTCCGGAGGTGGCACCAACGGCATACTGGCCATGCTTCCGGCGCTTATGCAACAGCGCGGTGTGGATCCGAACATCCTGGCGCTGATGGGAAACGGCAACAACCGTAACGGCAACGGCTGGGGTGACGACCTGTTCGCCATCCTGCTTCTGTTCATCCTGATGGGATGGGGAGGCATGGGAGGTTTCGGCGGTGCCCGTGGCGGAATGATGGGCAACGGACAGGGCGGCGTGGTCCCCTTCGTGCAGAACGACGCGAACACCGCCGTGATCATGCAGGCCGTACAACGCAACGGATACGACATCCAAAGCCTGGCCACCGCGTTGAACACTTCCTCGGACGCCGTACAGGCCGCCATAAACGGTCTTGGCATGCAGATATGCAACATCGGCAACCAGATGGGCATGAACACCAACCAGATCGTCACCGCGATCATGCAGGGCAACAACGCCATCCAGTCGCAGATCTGCCAGTGCTGCTGCCAGACAAACGAGAACATCACCAAAATGGGCTACGAGAACCAGCTGTCCGTATGCAACCAGACAAACGCACTGGTGAACACGGCCAACCAGAACACGCTCGCATTGCGTGACGCCGGTACGGCCAACACCAACGCCATCATCAGCAAGCTGGACGCCATGCAGAACCAGGCGCTGCTTGACAAGATCGACTCGTTGCGCGAAAAGAACAGCACGCTCGTCAACCAGCTCTCGCAGGAGCACCAGAACGCGTATTTCGCACAGGTGTCCGCACAGGCCATCGCGCCTGTCAACGCCGCGCTGGGTGATCTGAGCGCCCGTCTGGCGAAGATTGAGTGCAACCAGCCCGAAGTGGCCAAGGTGCCGTACAGCCCGGTTGTGGGAATCCCCACCTGTGTGGCGGCCCAATATGGTCTTGGATACGGCTTCAATCCTTACGCCGTCGGTAATGGCTTTTGGGGTTAATTGAGGAAGGAGGCTATTATGGCAGTATATCCTTTCCAATTTGTAAACCGCAGGGGTTCTGCGGCCATATCAACCTCGGGAGTAACGGTCAATACCGACAATGTGGTGTTCTCCTTTCCCAACCATGCCTTTGTGAACGCATGGTACAGGGGGACCATCTACATTGACCTGGCGCAGGCCGTCCCCACAGGGACAACCGGGACGCTGCCGGTCCTGTTCGAGACAAACGGGGTGACACAGGCCGTGACCAAGTACAACGGGGAAGCGCTGACGGCAGCCGACATCCCCGGTACGGGAGTGTTCGAGTTCTGGTTCGACAGGACGACAAACACCCTGCAGATAATGACCGGAGTAGTTTAAGAACAAGGAGGGAGGAATCCCTCCATTTAAAGAAAAACGATTATGCCTTTCCAGAATTTAAGAGTCAACAGCCAGTTTTACATACTCCATAAGGACGGGACGCCTTATGTGGAGGTCGGCGCCATTGCGGGAGTATCCAATCCGGTCCCGGACGGGACACAGCCGGTGATGTTCGGCCAGCCGATGAAGATGGTGGTGGACATCACCGTCAAGGTCGGCGAACAGACCGTCACGTTCCAGAAGATACCCGCGGGGGCGGACATCGCCGACGCGAATTTCCCCGGAGGCGGGAACATGGTCATATCCGGGTCAAGGGAGTCGATGAACTCCGAGGTGGCGGCCATGAGGAACAGGTCCGCGGAGATACTCAGGAGCATAGACCACCACCGTGCCATAGTGGACGCCTGCGGCAAGATGATGGAGATACTGAATCCCGAGTTTGCCGAAAGGCAGAGACAGGAGGCGGAAAACAAGGCTCTCAGGGAGGAGATATCCGAGCTGAAGGCCATGATGGCCGAACTGCTTAAACCGGCGGAAAGGCCCAGTACGAACAATTCTAAAAAACAACAAGTATGATGATGATCGAGATAGAAGACAGCAAGGTCGAGAGAATGTCCGATTATGCCGAAAAAATGCTCAAGTATGGCGGCAAGCTCATGCAGTGCATTGAGGAACTCTCGGAAGGGAGCGGCATGGGACAACGCGACGACGGCTACGATGACTATGACGAGTATGACGACATGGGACAACGTGGCGGTTATGGAAACCGTGGCGGATACGGCGGAGGATACGGGAACCGTTATGGCGGCGGCTCGATGGGCCAGCGCCGCGGAGTGCCCGGAACAGGACGCTATTCAAGATACCGTTAGTTTAACCCGCCGGGACGGAGGATTCCCCCGTCCCGGCTAACAAGAAGACTATGAACAGGACAAAGGAACCTCTGGACATATACGATGACCGGCCAAAGGAGCTGACGGCGTACCTCCGGCACAATGGCTGGCACTTCAACAAGAAGCTGTGCGACTTCGCCGTGTCGCTCATGCGCAGGATGAACCCGGCAACCGGAAAAAGCGAGAAGATCGAACCCATGACCAAGGACAAGGTGGACGAACTTCTGGCCAAGAACGGGGTCAGGGTGGAGAACAACACATTATATGACTATGTATACGTGGCCAACCAGGCAAAAGCGGACTGTTTCAAGTCCTCCATCGCCGACGAGCCCCATCTGGCGCTTTACGTCAAGGATATCATAGATGACTATGACGCTCCGGAAGGCATGGTCATGTGCATGTGGTATGCAAAAATGACAAGGGCCGGGGAACCGGTGGAATGGGACGAGATGTTATGATCCGCCAGCGGTTTGACATAGAGGAATACGGCTGGAAGGTGGCGGTCTACTATGCCGTGGACTGTTACTACACCGACGAGATCATTGGCAGGCTCTATGACATAGGCTGCCGCGGGGATGATCTGGAAACGGCGTACAGGAACCTGTCCTCCGGCAAACCGGACACCGGACTCACCTATTCCAACTATGGCACAAGGCAGACGGTCATGGTGATAGGGATCACATCGTCACCCGCCGAGTTCCAGAACTCCTATGACCATGAGAGGAAGCACCTGGAAGCGCACATGGCAAAGGCACTGGGGATCGATCCGTGGGGCGAGGAGATATGCTACCTGTCCGGCAATATAGGACAGAAGATGTTCGACAAGGCCAGGTTGCTGCTGTGTGATTGTGAATGTTGTAAGAAACAGATAAAGGAACTTATATGAAAAAGAAAGAAATCAGGAAAGCGCTGGAAGGCGGCACGCCGTTCTCAAGCCTGTACTCCCTTCTCCCCTCCGGGCAGAAGGAGAAATTCAAACAGTTCGCCGCGGCATTCGGATTCACGGAGCGGCAGGTCAGGGAAAGACTGCGGAAAGAAACACGATAGCTTCTCATTGACAACGGGCGCCCCCGCATATTATTGTATGCCGCAGGCGCCCGTTCTGTTTTTATCCTATAGTTAATCTTTCCTCAAACTCCGCAATGATACAGTCTGCGTCACCACCATGCACCCAGTTATCCAAAACAGAGGAAAGAACTTCGATGGCTTTCCGTTTCATTTCTTCCTCTGCCATTGCAAGAGCTTTAAGAGCATCTTCTTTTGCGATAACCGGGTAGTCGGGATTGACTACCACAAAACTCTCACTTTTAATATATTCTTTTGACTTGTTCATTATTTATCTTTTATAAATTCAAGTTTGTACCCTAAATACCCCGATTTACCTTCCGCATCCATAGCCCGTCCTGTCAAGTTACCATAAAGTTCATCCATGATAATGTAGAATATTACTTTGGGCAATGGCTTTTGCAGATATTCAATGTACACATTAAATAATTCATGCTTTGGAGTTACCGTTTCGATTTCTCTGAAACATTCGGTTATCGGACGGAAAGAAAATCCATTTTTCTTTGGGTTGGTCAATAGTTCCTTATAGGCAGCTACAAGACCAGGAGATAATTGTATTGTTTCACTCATTGCTGTTCAGTTATTAGTTAATTCTTTCAAGCCAATCGCTAACACATTTTTCCACTTCTACATAGCTAGTGAACGTTTTCTTTTCAACAGTTACACAATACCGCATTAATTCACCGCGAATTATTCCTGCATCATCCTTCCAAACATTTATGGCTCCATTATCTCCAGCAGCAGTACACGCATATCCCAGTTCAAGAGTTGGTTCAATATCACTTGTATCATTGATAAGATACGCATCAACCTTACGTCTTTTTACTCCTGGAAGCCCATCTAACTGATAGATAGGTTTCTCTTTCTTTATGACTATAATCTTATTCATTTCTATTCAGTAATAATAATAATGCGGAATCTAATTTAGGAGCCATTATGGTAATATATGAATCTGTTTCTTTAAAGCTGATATCATAATTTCTTCTTGCAAGTGAGAGTTTTAGCTCATTATGGCGATTTACATTTTTCAACGAATCATTTTCTTTCATCAAATCAGAATATGTTAATGGATTTCCGTTTATAGATTTATAATATATAGTTCTATTTCCATTTATAGAATCATAAGATAAATCCATGAATTTAGTAAATAAAGAATCCGACCATTGAAGATTATTGATTGTATTTCTTTTTTCCACAATATCATCGTTTAAAAGACTGATTTGATTATCGGCTTGATATAAAGAAACACCAAAGTAAATAATTACCCCAAACATAAGCAACATGGCATACCCTATGCCTTTATCCGCTTTCTTATTTTCATCAATAATTTGATTTGCTTCATCTAACAAGACCCTAACTGCATCTTTATTTTCTTGACTCTCATTATTGTTGATTTCTTTTCTTATATCAACAATAACGTCACTTAAACGTCTTATTTTATTTTTTTTGCTCATATCTAATTTGTTTTGAATTATTTTTTTATAACTACCGCCATTGTACTAATAGAAGTGCCACTCTCTTTAAACTCGCCTGCGCTGATTTCAAACACTTCTCCATGTACTTTTTCCAACCATTCCCGGAACTCAACACATTTCTTTTCAGACGCGAATTTCCAATGCTGACTAGTTATAGCTGCAAGAATTCCACCTTCTTCCAAGCGTTCATACATAAGTCTTACATGGTCTATGTCTTGATTGCCGGAGAATGGAGGATTAGCAATAATCTTAGTGTAATGCCCTACACTGTCTTTCGTAAAATCTTCATCAAGCAATATTACGTTGCTAAGGGTATGCAAAAACTCTCTGTTTTCCGGCATCAGTTCATAACATTCAACTGTTACTGACGGGCACGACCGATGAATCGCTTTTATCAGAGCACCACGTCCGGCACTTGGTTCAAGTACGGTATCTGTTTCATGAATTCCACCGGCAAGCATTACCAGCCAGTCTGCAATATCAGCAGGTGTTTCAAAGAACTGAAAATCTTTTTGCAAATCGCATCGCTTACCTTCTTTCAAGATGGAGAACACACGTTCCGGATTAAAAGGAAATGTGAATCCCTGTATCTTACCTCCCTGCCATGAGCCGCCGGCTTCTTCTATCCACTTCTTTGCTTCGGCATAAGAATTTTTTTTGAATTGAACTTGAGGAAGTTTGAGAACACCATCCTCAAGAGTACAATGTTTCAATATCTCTTCCACGCTCCATTTCTTACCTTCATCAGCCTGTTTTTTCTTTTCGTCCGTTGAAGCGTCCGGCGCTAAAAGTGAAGATATTTTTTGAACAACCGTATTACTTGCATCCACGAAGGCATTGACACAGGATAGCGCTTCCATGAGAAATTTTGTATCAACATGTCCGGTCTCGTCATAGATGTCTATCCCTTCGGTCATGGATGACAGTTCATTGAGCTGCGCTACACTACCATGTAACGTTTCGATTAAATTCTTTTTTTTGTTCATCATAACTTTTCTGTAAATAAATTCTAGTTGTGTCTACACTCCCGTGACCTAGAAGGTCAGCCAGTTGAATAACATCTTTGTTTTTTTTAAGGAACATCTTAGCGAAAAAATGCCGGAAGGCGTGCGCGTGCATTTTCTTTGAATCGATACCGCAATGTTTGCCCCATACTTTCAGATGCTGGGAAAACCCCCGTTGGGTTAATGGCCCGAATCTCCCAACAGCGAGAAGTCCCGTTTTACCTTTCTCCCTCATATATGCCATTGCTTCCAGTCTCAACTGTTTTTGGAAAAAGAAACGGCGGTATTTATTCCCCTTTCCGCGAAGCGTAACCTCACCTTCAGCTATATCTTCCCATGTGAACTGCTGGAATTCCGACAGACGGGCACCCGTTGTACCCAATACCTTGACAAAGAAGTAATAGTCCTTGTTGGATTTCGTTTTCAGGAAATCCAACAAGCGGTTGTATTCCTCTTCTGTCGGGACATTGTTCACATCGAGCTTGCGCTTCATCTTAGGCCGCTTAAGCTCTATCGGCTTTTTTAGCCATTTAGAAAATTTTTCCAAAGCGGTGATACGCAGACGGATAGTCTGTGGGGATAATGATTTTTCTTCTAAAGTCCGTATAAACCGCTTGCAGTTTTCCATATTTATGACATTGGCATATTCAAAGTATTGTTTCAAGGATGTATGATAAATATCCACTGTATGCGGCGAATAATCATTGTTGTCAGTTAACCACACTATAAAATCATTCAACAGTTTTCTATTCTTATCCGAAATGGCATCAAGTCTTTCTAACGTCTTTATCTTCTGCTCTCGGCGGTTATATCCAATTTTAAGGTGGTGTAATAAATCACAAATGGCTTCACTCATCAATGGATAACGTGCCCCCATATTGGCATTTTCACGCTTATAAACCAGATAGCCACGACGATTGACATCTTCAGCACGCTCAAGAAAATCCGTTACATATTTGATATATTGACCGATGGTATTATAAGTTCTTCTTGTTGTATACAAGTAAGAAATATAATCAGTTAATATCTTCTGCCTGTCATTATTCATAATCTTGTTTAATTAAATTACACCAATCATTGCTATCTTCGAAAAAACATCTGTATCCATTAGCCGTATGTTTGCCTCTCACTTTCCGACATATAGCACTGATCAAAGAAGGAGCCACGCCAATCATCTTACCAGCCATTTGTATCGAAGGGAATACTCCACATAATTTCTCATCCTTTATCAAAACAACGCTCTTTTTATTCATGCCTGCACCAGTCTTATGCCAAGCCCCACGTCCTTTAGACAGATTTTTTAAACTTCTACGTTTCGCCCACTTTGAGTGGTAGGTCATTCTCTTCCCTTTATTATGCGGAGTACAACCTTTCAAGAACCTACCGTTTACTAAATTTCTCTCAAATCGCTCAGGCGGTATATATAATTCACTCATTTCTATATTGTTTTGAATTATAATGCTTCCATAATCTCATCATAGGTCATTTGCCCTTTTCTCCTTTCCGGTGTCCCGACCAATGCCATACGTTCCCTTTTCCTTTCAATGAAATAGCTGCGTACACACCGGCGGAGATAATTGTAAGGATCAATTGTGAACAGTTTCTTTTTACACACACCTGATATTACACGGGTGATGATACTTTGCCACGCTTCCTTTATAACATCCTGGCTGCCGGTGAATCCTCCTGAATACATATAGCCTTTGACCTTTGATTCGTAAATGGTAAAAACGGACACCATATCCTCCATATTACCTTCTTCATAAAAACCTATCATGACTTCGGCTATACGGACAGCCTCGCGATAGCGTTGGACCAGATCTCTTTGGGAAGAACCGTGTCTGAAAGGTATTATGACTTTCTTGCAATAATCCCCGCGTGTCGTCAGAACCGGTTTGTTATCTTCCGTCATAATGACTATCCCTTTTATGGAATCAGGACATATCCCATGTTCAGTCGCATACAGAAGCCTGCCATAAGTAAACCGATACATACGCTTCTGTTTTCTTAGTAAGTAACGTCCGTCCGAACCGGGTCTTATCAGTCTTCCGGTGTTGGTGTTCCATAATTCACTATTCCTGCTTATCTCATAGTGGAATTCCGGAATGGGATACCGTTTGTTTTTATCTGTTGTTCTCATAGGATGTCCATTTGTTTTTTTTCCCGGTTGATGTTCCTTCTCCATTGGCGGAAAGTCCGGTGTTCCGCATCCGGCCAGCCTTGCAATGATCGGGCGGAACTTCTCCTTTCTCAGTCTCACATCATAATACGCAGTTGTCGCCCTGCATCTGGATATCTTCAGGAAGGAGGCTATCTCACGGAACAGATACCCTTCCTCGTACGCCATATAGCAGAACAGCATCCTTGAATCGGATATGTTCCGGGATATCATCCGGGACAGGATCATCTCCTGGGAGACGCCCATCATTCCGGAGATCTCGTCCAGCATAAGCTGCATCGGTTTCTTTTTCTTGTTGTCTTTTCTCAGGTTCATAAGATTGTTTTTAAAAGGTTCTTAAATCTGTTTTAAAAGCACCGGCTCCTTATGCGGTGCCAGGTGGTTCTTTTCCTGAAACTCTGCGGACGGAACGCCCTGTCACGCTTATGCCAGCCCTCCCGGCACCGGAGTCTTGATTCATCCAGTATCTCCTCCATTGCGGATTTGGCCCTCTCCAAATTTTTCAGCAGATACTCATCCATTCCGTCCTTTTCCATACAGCGCGAGATTTGGGGATTCGGGATCATAGGGCTCCACGGTGGTAAGGGTAACGGAGGATACGACCACACGTCCGCTCCCTTCGCAGGCGGGACAGGTCATGGTACTTACGGTGTCCGTCAGCTCGTCCAGGTTCTCAAGAAAGCCCCGGCCGCAGCATGTGCGGCACAGGACTACATGGGGATGGTCAAACTTCCTTCTTATCATCGCCGGAGAATTCAGGTTTCACATCAGCAGTGTAGGGATAGACATCCATAATGGCGGTCTCGGCCACCGAGCCGATGACATAGTCCGCCAGCGTGCCCTTCATCCCTTCGTCCAGCTTCTTTACGGCATCGCGAAGGTCGGAAGCCTGTACCAGTACGGTAGTGGGGGTCTTTTTCTCCGCTCCGCTCTTTTCGTCCAGCGTGATGAAGAACAGCTTGCACTTGAACCAGCGGTCGGCCGCATCTTCCTCAGAGGGGAACAGTTCGCTGTAACCGGCGCGTTTGACGCCCGAAACAGTAAATTCACCGTTGATATACGGGTTCATTTCTTCAATAATACGGGCTTCCGCTTCCGTGAAGCTGAGCGCATCGACCAGATAGGCTTCCGTTACTTTCCTGTTCATACCGTTCTCCGCCACCTTCTCGTAGCGGATGGAACATTCAAACCAATTGTGCGTCATAATTTACATCTTGTTAAATGAGGGTTCTATTCTTTTCCATTGATTGTTTCCGTCCTTCTCCTCGAAGTAGAAGCGGATCACCGTGCCTTCCACCACGTTGCTCTCACGGAAGAGCTGCATGATTTCCGAATATTCGGAGTCGTTGAAGTCGTCCTCGAGCTCGTACAGGCGGGAGATGGACTTGTAGTCAAGATCCCCGGCCTCGTTGCGCTGGAGCAGCGACATGGCCAGCTTGTACATGGGGTTGCGCCCGTCATCGCCCTTCTTGCCGATCCATGCGTTCAGGTAGTCCACTAGGCGCTTCTCCGCCACGTCGGCCCTCTCGTCGAAGCCCTTGACCCGGTTCCCCTTGACGGAAACCTTGAAGGTGTCGTTCTTCACCTCGAACCCGAGCTGCTCGTCACGTTTCAGGCCGCCGTACTCCTTCAGCTGGTCATAGTAGGCGGTGGCCTCCTTACGGAGCCATTCCTTGAACTCCTGGCCGTCCTTGATATACTTGCGGAGCTTCCTCTCCACAGAGGCGAGGAATCTGGCACGCAGCTTCTGGTAGTTCTTCTTTCGGTCCCCGTCCTTTCTTTTCTTTTCGGCCTGCAGCTTGCTTAGCAGGGCCTCACGTTCCTTTTCAGATAAATTCTTGATATCCATATCTGTTCTTATTTATTAGTGAATAAATTCCTGAATAAATCAGGGTCGATTATTTCCTCGTCGCAGTCAACGTTCTGTTCTATGGCTGTCTGGCATTCCCAGCAGAGATGGTTCACGGTCATGTGGTTGTTGTATTCACAGAACACCTTCCCGCACAGCCCGCACCGGGCGAACATCGGCTGCACGGTGTCCGCATCCTCCCGACAGATGTCCAGTCCTTTGGCGTGGCAATCGGCACACATGTCAGCACATTCCTTTTCGAATTTCGTCTTTTCCATTATTATTATCGTTTTCATTGTTGTCATCTTCTTCATATTCCAATACCAGCATTGCCAACAGCCCCATCAAAGCAAACGCCCTTTTTTACAGGTTCGTCTTCGATGATCACAGCCAGGACACCTAACAAGATCACTACCTTGTGTAACAGGTTAAAGATTCTTCTCATACCTCCTCCTTCCGTCTTATGGCCTTCAGCTGTTTCAGTGTGGCCTTCAGTTCCTCCAGGTTCTGGCTTGACACCGGCTTCCTGCATCCTCCGTGGCTCTTCAGGAAGGAGGTGATCTTCGCCTTGTTCATCTCGACCTCCACGGGATTGTCGCTTCGGTAGCTCCTGTTGAGAAAACCGATATCCATCGACACGGCGTAAATGGCCTTGACCAGCGCCAGCTTCTCCCGTCTTTCCGGATCCTTTCTCCCGTTGGGATCGAGCAGCGTCCCGATCAGCCTTGCGGCCTCGCTTTTGTACAACTCCGCGGACGTCGTTGTCCGTCCGCCGCTGAACTGCCGGACAAGATGCCTGTATTCATCCTCGTCCAGCCCGAACTGCCGTCTGAGGCGGTGTATGCACCGCTTCTGGGCATTTGTCGCGGGTAATTCAATTGTCTTGTTCATTG